CCGAAAACGCCTTGACACTGTATGAGGCTGTCAAGACAAAAATCCGCTACCTGCGGGACAGTGTGGGCAAATACCGCAAGGCGGCGCTGGCAGGCTGCTATGCCGACTACGAGGGAATCATCAATGTCACCAATTCCGTGGAGCTTACCGACGGTACGATCCTCACCCCCGCACAAGCAACGGCGTGGGTGGCGGGCGTCGACGCCGGCGCCTCCAATACCACCAGCAACACCTATGTCAAATACGGCGGCGCTGTAAAGATTGTTGATGAAAAGAACCATGAAGCTGCCGAGGCTGCCATCAAAAAAGGTGAGTTTTTCTTCTCGTGGTCTGAGGAAGGCGAGGTTGTGGTGGAGTACGATATCAACAGTCTCACCAGCTTTAACAAGCCCCGGGATCAGACGTATCGGAAGAATCGGGTGCTTCGTGTGTTTGACACCTTCGGAGATAGCATTAAACTGAATTTCCCGCCGAACCGGTTTGATAACAGCCCGATCGGGTGGGATATCATGGAAGGTCTCGGACGTGCTATTCTTAAGTCGTTTCTTGATGCGGGCGCTATTAAAAATGTGGATTACGAGAATGACTTTCTGGTTGACCGCGTGGCCAGCACCGGTGACAAAACCTATGTCACAATCGGTCTGGAAGCCGTGGACAGTTCTGAAAAGCTGTTCTTTACCATCCGAACCAGATAGGAGGGGTAGCAAATGGCAGACGAGCAAAGATACAACGAACGGCCTATTAACATCCGTAAGGGCAAGGCCTTTATTGACGGCGTGGAGGTCATGGACAGCATTAAGTGCGAGATCAAGTTCACCCCCGATGTTTGGTCTGGCAAACTGCTTGGCGAAACGACAGATTCCCGCCGGTGGATCGGCGCCACCATTACCGGAAACATCACCCGCCGGCGCTCCACACCGTTCTGCAAGGAAAAAGTCATGGCATATATACGCAGCGGAAAAACGCCGGAAATGACCATCCAGGGCATCATAAACGACGAGAATTCCGATTACTATGAAAAATACGGGACGGACGTCGTCACCTGTGTGGGATGCGTTATCACCGGGGATATCCCGCTCACGTCCTTGGACAGCAAGGGCCAGGTCATTGAGGATAACGTGGCGTTCGGCGCAAAGAACATCGTATAGACAGCCCTCCGCCCACGCGGAGGGTTTTGCAATCAACGAAAAGGAGATTATCATTATGGCTAAAAAAGACCTCAAATTCTTTATGCGTGAGCAGAAAGAGGAAATTGTGAAAGCGCCGGCCCCGGAGTCGTTCGTTGACGATGAGGGGAACCCCATTGAACTTGAAATAAAGCTGCTTTCTAATTCCCGCATTCAGGAAATCAACGATGCATACCGTAAGCGTTCCATTGCCCTTGATAAGAAAGGCAACCCCTATATTGCTATGGGGGAGGTCGTTTTTAAGACTGAGCGCGACAGCGCCCGTGCCGTCCGCCATATTATCGCCGAGGCGCTCGTCTATCCGAACCTGCACGACCCGGAACTGATGGATTACTACAAGTGCGTCGACATAACGGAAATGCCGCGTATGGTCTTTACCCGTGCCGATGAATACCAGCACGTCAGCCGTATTGTTCTTGCCGCGCTCGGAATTGGCCTGGGGGCGACCGACGATGAAACTATCGAAGCGGCAAAAAACTAATTACCGACAAGGGAAGTATTGCCTATTGGGGTAGTGTATTGTGGCAGCGGCACAACTTACGCTTTGAGGATTTCTACAAAATGCCACACACAACAAAACTACTCTATATCGCATCGGAGCTTTACGAACAGGAACACCCTTGTCGGTTAGACTGTACAACAGCGAAAAGACCATAATGCTTTCTCCCCGTGAAGTAGCGGGCTTTTCGGGGAGAAAACTTATTTTGTCGCAATTTCAGACAACGCCTATACTTCGCAATTTTTCTATGATAAAATAGTAAAAACTGGAGGAGGTGTCGGTGTGGCAATATTCCGCAAAAAGGACGCTACAGGTAATCTTGAGTGCAATTTTGCTTACATGAGTGGTCTTAGCAATTATGAGTATAAGGCTGCAACAAGTATAAAGCAGAACGACTCGCAAGCAAGGTTAGAGATTAGGAAAAGGGCCTCGAACGAGGAACCCCTTTTGTTGAACTATTCCCAAATAATTGCCTGTGGAGTTGTACAAAACCTAAAAATCGAAAAAGACGGGAATAATGCAGTAAGCAGTGCGGTTATTGGGGGCTTAATACTCGGACCTATCGGTGCAATTGTCGGTGGTATGTCAGGGGTTGGAAGCAAGGGAGTCACTATACCAAAATGTTTTATTATCAATTATCGTCCCACCGACAACCCCAATGACACGAAAGCTATTTTACTAGAAATAGTCGGCGCGTCCTTGCATTGGGATGTATTTGTTGAAACATTAAAAACCAAGACAAATGCGTTACCACAACAGTCGAAGCAATTATAGGTTTTTCGGGGATTTTTTTTTGCTCAAAAAAGTGTGGACGCCCCCACCCCCAAAAAATAATATGCCCTCCAGACGCGTTAGGATGCTCTCCTGCGCGTTTTATTTTTAGGCGATATAAGGAGGAATTCAATAATGCCTGTTTTATCGGCGACTTTCAGAGCCATAGACGAGATGAGTGCGGTTCTTGACAGGATGGCAAACTACGGCGAAACGGTAATTACACAATGGGAAAGCGCGGGGAATACTGTAAGTGTAGCTTTTGAACAAACAGTATCAAGTGCGGATGATGCCGTCCAAGCAATAACCTCGGCTACAGACACTTTCGAGGAGTCGTTAGAGGCCCAGACAATCGCTGCGGATAACGCCGCCAATAGCATTGAGAATTATGGGGATATAGCCGATGAAGCAGGAGGGCAATCCGAGCAATTTGGCAACACCTCCGTGAATGCGGTGCAGGAATTATCAAAAGCTCTTACGGCTGCCGGTATAGCGAAGTTGCTCAATGAAATTTATGAAGGCTTTGCAGCAGCAGCCAGCGCTGCCATCGAGTTTGAGAGCGCCATAACAGGTGTCTACAAAACGGTTGACGGTACAGACGCGCAACTCGCCGCGATAAATAGTGAAATAAAGGCTATGGCCCTTAACATGCCCGCTTCCACGACAGAGATCGCGGGCGTGGCCGAGGCCGCCGGACAGCTCGGAATCGCTACGGAGGATATAACCTATTTCACAGAGGTTATGATAAATTTAGGCGAAGCCACAAACCTCTCCGCTGACGAAGCTGCAACTGCCCTCGCCAAATTCTCTAATATTACAGGCATGGTAGCAGCCGATTATGAGAGCTTGGGCTCCACGGTTGTCGCCCTCGGTAACAACTTTGCAACGACCGAAGCGGACATTGTAGCGATGTCAACGCGCATGGCGTCTGCCGGAACGCTCGCGGGCCTCACGGAGCCGGAAATACTGGCACTGGCGGCATCTATGTCATCGGTGGGAATCGAGGCCGACGCGGGCGGCTCCGCTATGTCGAAGCTGCTCACGGATATTCAAGTAGCGGTAGAAACAGGGAGCGATCGTCTGGAAGATTTCGCTGACGTTGCGGGAATGACCGGCGAGCAGTTTGCCGATGCTTTTGGCGATAGCGCCGCGAGCGCTCTTTACTCTTTTATCGATGGACTGAATGATGTGGAGCGGAACGGCGAAACCGCCACCGTAATCCTCGAAAATATGGGGCTTACAGAGGTTAGACTGTCCAATGCCGTGAAATCTCTAGCGAGCAACAGCATGGGCCTGGCCTCTGCTATCGACGTTGCGAATTCGGCGTGGGAAATCAACACCGCATTAGCGACCGAGGCTGACCTGCGCTACTCCACGCTTGAAAGCCGGTTGGCAATGGCGGAAAACGCCGCCAATAACGTCGCTATAGCCATTGGGGATGATTTAACGCCCGCAATCGGCGGCTTTGTTGATGCCGGGATCAGTGTGCTGGAATGGACGGCGGGATTTATCGAAGATCATCCGGGGGTAACGGCGGCACTTACGGGGATTGCTGTTGGGACAGTCGCAATGACGGGCGCTTTAGCGGCGTATTCTGCAGTTCAAGCAGTTGCAACAAGAGGGACTATCGCCCACACCGTTGCGCAAGCTGCCCTAAATCTTGTCATGAATGCAAATCCGGTCTTTCTTACCATCACAGGCGTCGTTGCTCTTACGGCCGCAGTTGCCGCATTTGTTGCGGTATTATCAAGCCAGAAAACAGAGTATGAAACGTGGACGGCAAGTACGCGAAAACAATACGATGAACTGGAAAAACTGAACTCCGAGTACGAGGAGGCTTGCACTCAATATGGCGAAACCTCCGAGAGGGCATTGGAACTCCGATACCAAGTAGATGAACTCACGGAGAGCTTTGAGGCAAACAAGCAAACGCTGGAACAGTTTATTGCGGAAACCGATGCTTTGATAGAGCAGCATCATAAAACACTGGATGGTTACGAAAAAAACACTGCTGCCATCAAGCATGAGGAGCAGGGTGCGCTTGCGCTGATTTACAAGCTCGAACAGTTGGGACAAAAAACATCTTTGACGGCCACCGAGCAGGAGCAAATGAGGGCCATCGTAGACAGCCTCAATGAAACAGTTCCCGACCTTGCACTTAACTATGACGATGTGACAAACTCTCTTGATGCAACTGCCGATGCGCTTGAAAGAACCGTGAGAGCGCAGGCGGAGCAGGAGCTGTTAGCTGAACAGCACCGCACATGGGTTGATTTGACAAAGCAAGAGGTTCTTCTCCAGGATCAGCTTATGCAAGCAGAGGAAAACCTTGCTCTTAGGCGGCAGGAGTTAACCGGGGAGGGATATAATGTCGACTCCCCTTTCATTGGCTGGTCTACAAACCTCGATGACTATCAGGATGAGGTCGAAAGGTTAACAGTGGCATACGCGCAAAACGAGGAAGCTTTGGCGCAAGTAACCGCACAGGCCGAGGCATATCAAAAGCAGTTGGAGGAGGCCGCAAACGCCACCGTGGACAGCGAAACGGCTGTCTCCCGCGCTATTTCGAGCGTGTCCGATGAAATAAACGCGCTCGCGGTGGCCTATGACGAGGCATACGAGGCTGCGCTTAGTAGCGTACAGGGGCAATATTCCCTTTGGGATGAAGCTGAAAAGGTGGTTGCAAAAAGTGCGGGCTCCATCAATTCCGCACTGGAAAGCCAGATCACATACTGGCAGGATTATAATGCAAACCTTTCAGGGCTTACAGACCGTAGCCAAGACATTGAGGGCCTCAATGAAATGCTTGCCAGCTTTGCGGATGGGAGCGCGGACAGCGTAAACGCCGTTGCCGGTATGGCGACGGCCACGGATAAAGATCTGGCCGCTATGGTGGATAGTTGGCAGACGCTACAGGAGGAGCAAAAAACTGTCGCCGACAGCCTTGCAGAGCTCGAAACGGATTTTGCTACTAAAATGGATGAAATTGAAGGCAAGATGGTAGAAACTATTGAAAAAATGAACATGGAGGACGACGCCGCAACGCAAGCCAAAGCAACCATTGACGCATATATAAAGGCGATAGAGGAGGGCGTAGGTCGGGCAGAAACAGCGGCTCAAGCTGTTGCCAGCGCGACTACAAGGGCACTCGGCGGAGGCAATGTTTCCGTTGGTGTTACCGGCTATGCTTCCGGCACCACATCGGCAGAGAGAGGCGTCAAGCTCGTCGGCGAGGAAGGCCCGGAGCTCGTCCTGTTCGATGGCGGCGAAACCGTTATTGACGCCGATAACACCGATAGGATTTTATCGTCTACAGCGCAGCGCCCGCTCAATGTGCAGCCGCCCGCCGGTTTTGACACGGAGGAGCGCGGCCACAGCAGCACCTCGGAGAAAAAAATCACCTTGGAGATCAATGGTAGCGGGGCTATCCCTATAGACCGCAACGTCGATAAGGAGCATATTCTCGACGTTTTGATCGACAATATCCGTCCGATTCTCATCAATGTCCTGCAACAGGATGTATTCGAGGAGGGTGATCTGTCCTATGAGTTCTAGTTGTACATATCAGATGTGGCTCACCTTTGATGGTGAGAAGCAGAAGATGCAGTTCCCTATTCATCCGGAGAGCATTCAGGTAAAGATCGGAAGCAAGAACACAAGTGTGGATATATCCGGACTGGGAGAGATCACTATCATGCAGGATCGTCCTGCTGTGGTGATCTCTTTTTCCGCCTTCTTTCCGGCTACAATGTGTCAGGGTTTACAGACAGCGCGTCTGACATCTCCGCGAGTACTGACGGATAAAATATGGAATTGGAAAAACAGCACCAAACCCGTCCGTTTCCTTGTTACCGGTACAAACCTCAATATGTATTGCACAATAGAGGAGCTGCGATGCGAGGAGCACGGCGGTGATGTAGGTACTATTCATTATTCCATCACACTAAAGGAATACCGGGAAGTATCTGTCCGAAAAATTTCGGTCGACAGCAGCGGTGCGGCGACTGTTCCCCAAAACACAGAAACGCGCACAGACAACCGGGTTACTCCCAGCACTTATACAGTAGTGGCTGGCGACTGCTTATTCAACATATCGCAGCGGCTCCTCAAATCCAGTAGCCGCTATATGGAAATCTACGAGCTCAACAAGGATAAGATATCGAACCCTAATTTGATTTATCCTGGTCAAGTGCTCAAATTACCCGCGGCATGAGCGGCCGGCTGATTGTGGTCAAGGGGGGCAAGCCCTATGACATGAGTGAGCTGGTGGAAAGCGTTCGCTGGAATGGCCGGAAGGGAGCTGCCGCTCGTTCCCTGTCGGTAACACTTTTGGATGACGACGGCTATGGCCACGAGCGATCCGGCATCGATGTGGAGCAGGGGCATTCCTGTATTTACTCCTGGAAAGGCGAAGAATTATTCCGAGGGATGTTTATGCGTCAGGAGCAATCCCGCCGCAAGGTCATGCCGCTTGTCGCTTATGACAATGGGATCCGGCTTGCTAACAACACGGATACCTTCAACTACTCCAAAAAGACGGCCTCCTATATTTTTCGGGATTGTTGCGACCGTTTTAAAATCCCGTATGGCGTCGTAGCTGAAACAGGGTACCGCATCCCTGAGTTACCCAAGCCAAAAACGACAGCCTTTGACGTCGTCTGTGACGCCCTCAGCCAGACCTACAAAGCGACAGGAATTCGATACTACCCGGCCTGTCTCGGCGAGCAAATGCAGCTTCTCAGGCGCAGGGACAACGTATTGCAGTGGGTTATCGAAACCGGTATCAACCTGGAAGATTACCGTTTAACAAAAAGCATTGAGAACGTGAAAACCCGTATCAAACTGCTATCCAAAGAAGGTAAGGTAATCGCGCAGGATTCCAACAGCGCGTTAGAATCCAAAATCGGCATTTTTCAGGATGTAGTGCAGGTCAAGGATTCTTTAAATTCTGCCCAGCTTCATGATCTGGTGACCACCACTTTGGCGGAGAGCAGCGTGCCGGAACGCGCATTGACCATTACAGCCACGCAGGGGATCACGGATGTTCGCACTGGCGTCGGCGTCTTTATTATCATCAAGGAGCTGGGGATCTCCAAGACCTACTATGTGGATGAGGATGACCATGTTTTCAAGGGTAACCACCACCAGATGAAGCTGAAACTGGTGGCGGCCAACGACATTGTAAAGGCGGGAACCGGGGGTGATATCAAAATCGGCGACGTCGTCCAGTTCCTTGGCGGAAATCACTACTATACCTCGATGGACAATACGCCGGTCGGAGGCAACCGGACGCCAGGCCTGGCGAAGGTGACCAACATTGCAAAGGGCGCTGCCCATGAGTATCATCTGATCGGCGGCGCGTACAGCAGCGTTGGGGGCAGTTCTAATGTATATGGTTGGGTAAACGCCAGCCAGATTGCAAAGAAAGGCGGGTGAGAGTATGCCGGAAATGCAGGAGGGATCCAGCATTAAGCAGATGTTCCAGGGAATGATTCCAGATGGTCCCGGTGTAGTCAAGGGCATTGTGATTTCGGAGCAGCCGCTACAGATACAGCTTGTTAACGATGAAAAAATGGTGCTCCATGAAGGAATTATCTGTCTGCCGCGGCATCTGACAGACTACAAGACCAAAGTGGATATCCAACTGGATACAGGCAGTATTGACAGCAAAACCGATAGCGGGAATTGTGACAGCGCCCACGTGCACTATCTGGAAACCTACAATATCTATCAGGCCACTATGACCGTATACAATGCCCTGAAAGAGGGAGAAGAGGTTTTTGTTCTCAGCTTTAACAACGGGAAAGCATACTACATCCTGGATCGGGAGGAGGAAGCATGAGTGTTTACATACCCATTCCTATTTCATCCGTAGAGACAGCGCAGGAAGAAACATCTCTGACCTACCGCTTAGATCCGGAGACACGGCGAATCATTGGCAAAGTCGATGGATTGGACGCAGTTAACCAGGCCATCCGAAAAGCGGTGGTTACTCCGCGTTTTCGTTGTCTGATCTACGACAACCAATATGGCAGCGAGGTCAAGCAGACCATAATTGCTGGCGACGTCACACCGGAGTTCATCGAAGCTGAGATTCCCCGCCTGGTGAAAGAGGCTGTGCTTCAGGATACCAGGGTGCTGGATGTTTACAACTTCTCCATAACGCTGAGCGGGGATGAAGCCTACATCAGCTTCAATGCCAATACAATTTTTGGAGAATCAACAATCGAGGTGGTGGTTTGAGTGGGATACTTTGCTGACCGAACTTATGAGAATATCTTGCAGGAAGTCCTGGAGGAAGGGGAAGCGTTGGGGGTCAGCACCCGAAAGGGTGATGTGTTTTATGACGCCGTTTCCGCAGCTTGCTTTAAACTTGCCAAATACTATGCCGACCTCGATAACGCCTTTGAACTGTTGTTTATCACCACAGCAAAAGACCAATTCCTTAACCTGAGAGGTGAGGAATTCAATGTGTACCGAAACGACCCCACAAAAGCGCTTTATGAGTTCCGTTATACTGGTAGCACACCGGCGATCGGTGACCGCTTCTTTACCAATGGTCTATACTTCATACTGACGTCCAGGGAAAATATCCGGGACGGGGCACTCATTCTGGAGGCAGAAACCGCTGGTGATCAGTACAATACCATTCTTGAGGGGACTCCGGCCGTCCCTGATCAGACGGTTGCCGACCTGACAGCGTCCTCTTTTGGCGCGCAGATTGAACCTGGAGCCAATATAGAAGGTAACGAACCATACCGTCGGCGCATCCGGGAAAAAGTGGCTGGGCCCGCGCAAAATGGTAACCGACAACACTTCAAGACCTGGTGCGAATCCATCGGCGGCATAAGTCGAGCGCGAGGAATCCCGCTGTTTGCCGGTGAAAACACCTTCATGTCCGTGCTGATCGGCGCGGATGGCACGCCGGCCGCCAGCACACTGGTGGACGAGGTGCAGAAGTATATTGACCCGATTACCCAGCACCTTACCGTACAGTTCGAGGGGAAAACCATCGAAGTTGGCGATGGCCTGGGCAACGGTGTTGCCAATGTTGGCGCCCACTTTGCTGCTGTCGCTGCCGAGCCGGTCGTGATCAATATATCCGCATTGGTGACAATAAAGCCGCCCGCTACAATCGATCAGGTCATCAACGAAGCAACGCAGGGCTTCCAGGCGATCCTCAAAGAGATTGCAATAGACACACCGGAGGACGAGGATATGGTTGTACGGATGTCATCCATGGGCGCGTGCCTGTTCTCGCTGACGACCATCCGGGATTATACCAATCTGGCCTTAAATAATGCCGCATCCAACATCGATATCCGGCGAACACAGGTTGCCGTGCTGGGAGAGGTGGATATCCGTGCTGTATGATTACGCATATCCCAGTAACTATGAAGAGTTCAAGACCTATTACGAGGTGTCCTACCGCGATTACAAGGAAATGGATGCCATATGGCAGGCACTGGGCGGGCAACTGGACAAGATACAGGATGGAATTCTGACGGTGATCTACGCCATGTTCATTAAATACGCGGACGAGTATGCCATATCTCTCTGGGAGGAATTCCTGTGGATTCGGTACGACGGCCCCCGGACGCTGGACGAACGCAAGCAGATGGTACTCTCTTTCTTTATTGATAACGGGCATATCGGTGAGCCGGAGATACGGGAGCTGCTATCTGTGTTTACCACGGCCCAGTGCTCCATGGCGCTTGTGGGCGGTTCGTTACACCTGGATATTATCCGCAATAACGGCGAATTCTTTCAGCTGTCGGATTTCTACTATATCCTGCAGATCAAGCTTCCGGGACACTTGGGGCTGTTTAATCGGGTGGAGCTGCCCGTGGATGGCGCCATGTACCTGGGCTGTGCGACAACAGCATATAAGCTGGAGACGCTGAACCATCCGGATGACCTCAAGATGAATCCGGACCGCGAGTTTCCCTCACAGCTTTACTGTGCAGCGACAATTACTTCGATGAAAGAAACACTCATCAACTCGCCAAATGACCTGGTTTTACAACAATGATAGGAGATTGATGCAATGAGTTGGGTTACCACAATAACAAAAGGCGGATATCGTTTGATCATCGATTCGCCTGGCAGGATATTAAAGTACACCAAAGCGGCGTGCAGCGCACAGCCAACGCCACAAGCCCATGTGACGAATTTGTCTGCGCTGGCGCAATATGTCATGGATATGTCAATCGTGGACTACGGATCCAACGGCGTCGATGTTGCCCTCCTTCGGACACAACTGGACAACCGGACGGTGACCACTCCGTTTAATCTATATCAGATTGGCATATGGGCGCAGCTGTTTGATGCGGATAATCCCTCCATCCCTGTCAGCGATGAAGTGCTGCTCCAGGTAGTCCAGGATGAGGAGACGCCGGATCCCATTCGTTCAAATCCCCAGATTTCGGAATACCTTGTCAATACGGTTGTCGGGCAGGCTGTAAGTTTTGAGGCGGTGATTGACCATGCGGCTTATGTATCCGTCGGCTCATTCCGCGATCTTCGCAGCAGCACAGAGGAACTGAAAGCCACCTTTGAATCCCACCGGGATGGAGAGCAGGCCCATACCGCCCTGCAAATCACCTCATCGGCCATTCCTGGGGCGGCAACTGTGGAGGCGGCACTCGCTCTGTTCAGGACAAACTACGATCAGTTCGTCGCCGATCTCGCCGCGCAGATGGTGAAATACAGCAATTCTGAAATGCCTTCGGTTACGAATGTCAAAGAGGCGCTTGACTCGGTTTCGGAAAATAAGGTGAATAAATTACCACCGCAAGATTACAATTTGCCGATAATAACAGGTTTTAAAGCCTACGGAAAATGTGTTTACTCAAAAACTCAGGAAAGTATTGTCTTAATAAACGCTGCAAT